TTAACAACAACAGAAGTATTCCCGCCTAATTGATGATTCGGGGTTATGTTGCCGCTTGTTTTTGGTGTAAATATTTCTGGCCCTCTTTCTCCTATTAAATAAGAACTACCACCACGAACAGGGCCGCCCATCGCCTTGGCGCCTGCTATATGCCCACCTAGATTAGAGCCAACTTGTGAACCTATAGATGGGCCTTTAAACAAACCACCGATAAAGCTACTTAACGGGCCTGTTATTGATTGTTGTATTTGAATACGAATCATGTCTTTAATAATGCTATTTGCTAAATCCCTAAATGAAAGTTTGCCGCCCATCACAAAATTTACTAAGGCGTCTTCCATCCCTTTAATTCCTTTAATCACTACATCAGACATTGATTCACCAACGGACTTAATGGAATCATTGAACGTCTTCAATTTAGATTGCATTTGTGAACCAAAGGCATTTTCTAATGCTCCTTTTGCTCCTTTTAATGCTGGAATAATTAATTTGTCAACAGTTGGAGTGTCAATTGAAGAATTTAGTTCTGTTAATATTTCTTCGGTTCTTTCTTTTATTAATTTACGACCACCATCTTTGAAAAATTTTCTTCTACTTGAAACGTTTGCTAATATTTCTTCTTCTGCCTGTCTTATAGCTTTAAATTTATTAATCGCTCTTGTTAAAAAATTAAGAAATGCAGTTGTACTATCAAATAACCATTTAAAAACAGGCGTAAATATCTCACCAATTGTTTGGGCTAATACTGTGACAGAATCCATTAATGTTGATAATTTACCGTTCAATGTGTCGCTTTGTGCAATTGCTCCATCTGCATATTTTCCGCCCGCTTGAGTTAATCGACCAAAAGCAACCTCAACAGCTTCAGCGCTAAACCTTCCTTTGCTAACAGCTTTGCTAAATTCTTCGCCAGTCAAGTTATACATTTTTCTCAATTCATCTTGCAAAGCAATTCCTCTTTCCTGAAATTGTAAAAGTTCTTCACCTTGTAATCTTCCCTTTGCAACTACTTTCCCGTAGACATTTGCAACTTCATTCAATTTTGCGCCAGTAGCTCCAGATACATCACTTAATCTTTTAGTAACACTTACAACTCTTTCAGTTTCTACACCAAACGCATTTAATCTTTTTGCCGTTTCTATTAAATCAGTTGATTCAAATGGAGTCACAGAACCAAAAGCCTGTAATTCTTTTATAATTCTTGCCGCTGTTTCGCTGCTACCTGTTAAAACTTCTAATGATTTTGCTTGCTTTTCTAATGTTGCTGTATCTCCAAAAATTTTAGCCACAGTGGCGCCACTTGCGACAATTGCCAATAATGGAGCGAATGACGTTTGTAATCCTTTTAAACTTAAACTTAAATTTTTTACTTTTCCTTGTAACCCCTGCATGGAGTTACCCATTCTTTTAATCGCTGCCGAACCTGACGTCTTAGCTGCAATTAATAAATTAAATTTGGCCGCCATTATTTTTTACCCTCTTTATTCAAAAGGCTCATAACCGTTACTTCTAAAACTTGAAGATCTTCAAACACTTCAACAAGATTCGGTATTTCATACAGTCTACCAATAGTTAAGACGTCGGCATAGCAAAGACCCGAAAGATTACCAAGACCGCCGATTCTCCATTGCGTTTGAACTTTTAAAAATAAATCTATCGCTGGCCAATTTTCCTCAAACACTAAAAAATCTTCTTCCGGTTCAGGTTCAGGAATAACAATCCCCAACACTTCCGCGTCTTTCTGCGTTTCATCAATTACGCCACCTTTGCAATAGTACTCAGCG